GTAGAAAACAACGAGAAACAAATTGAAGAACTTGTAAAATTCAAGCAGAAGATAGTTGCTTGGGCTACTGGGGCAGGCTTAGGTTCTGGAACCCTTGTGAATTTACTTATGGACTTAATAAAATAAATATGGGCAAGAAAAAACTAGCTAATATGGGCTTTATTGATTTATTGACCAAGAAAGCACCTAAACTAGGTGCAAAAGCAGCCGCAGTTGTTGCTAGCATAGCAACTGGTGGTAGAAGCGATCAAGTATTAGAATTATTCAAAAAAGAAGTAGGGCTATCTACTGAACTATCTAATGACGACAAAGAAATAATTCTTACTCAGATGCAGCACGACCTAAACGAGTTTCAGATAGAGATGCAGGATGTTCAAAATGCTCGTGAGGGTGAACTTGCTAGAATGAAAGCCTCAAAGAATGCATTTACTAGAAACATGAACACAATCCTTGCAGCATCTATCATACTAGGTGCTTTTGCATTGGTTGGTGTCTTGATATTCACAGATGACATAGGTGGCAACTCTCAGACTCTCGTAAATGTAGCGTTTGGTGCAATCTTTACTGCCTTTACTACTGTGACTGGTTACTATTTTGGTAAATCATCTAGGGACGAAGATTAGGAGCCATGCCACTCAAGAAGGGTAAATCTCAAAAGACGATTTCTAAAAACATAAGACAACTTATAAACGAGGGGTATAGCAGAGAGCAAGCCATAGCCATAGCCCTACAATACTCTAAAAGATGATTGATTTATCTAAGATTTATTCTGTACCAAAGGATGTTGCTGAAGATATAGTAATGAAAGAAACTAGACATCCCTACTACAGTGTGGTGTTGGACAGGGCTAAAATAATGAATAGCTGGTTTCAGTCTGAGTATGATGAATACACTGCTATATCTAGTACAGTGTTTTCTGACAAGTCTTACATCATAGAACAGTCTACCATTGAGTCTGACGATGAGTACAAGGAAAGACTAGGCAGAATGAAGTTGTTCCCTTTAGAGCAAAAGTTTTTTGCTGCTCAACAGAGGATATATGACGAGAACAACGTCAACAGAATGTTTCCTGAAAACAAGGATTTCTGGAAGTATAAATCAGGCAACTTTGATGACGCAGGGTGTTCCATCACTGAGTTCTATCGTGACAAGGTAATGTTCGTGAAAGAGGTCTTAGGGTTTGGTGCAGTAGTAACTGACTTGATGATGGATGGTCAGGGCAATCCTGTTACCGACAACAATGGTAACGTGGTTCCTTACAACTTTGTTTTGCGTCCTCATGAGATATTTAACTTTCAAGTAAAACAAGGCGTTCTTACTTTGCTTGTTACTCGCCAGATGTACTACGACATACAAAACATAAAGAAGTTTAGATGGACTGCCTATACCCCTGAATACATTTGTGTTTATATACAACAGAATAGTGTAAAGAAAAAGATATTAGAGATAGAGAACCCATTTGGTGAGGTTCCAGCTACGCTACTCAAAGGTCAGACAGATGCAAACAGTTCATTTGTGGTTGGTAAGCCTAGAAGATACTCACTCAAGGGTATGTACCTTGCTGCCTCAGAGTTGTTCTATGACCTGAAGAAAGGATCAGAATTATTTGGTCATCCTATTCCTGTTCTCTTTGACTCTGTGGTTCGTAGTTTAGCAGGGGTCGCTGATGATGACCAGTACGATTCACGCACAATCAAAGAGGGTGTAGGTATGGCAATCATCATACCTGATGAGCAAACAATACCCAACAATATGTTGTATCAAGCTGATATGCAGGGCTTGCAACACTTGAGGGATGTAATCTTTGGTGACCTGATGTCATTGATATTCTCCATGGCTATGGTTCGTGATAAGTCCCTAGTAAAGAGTAATGTGTCTGGCGCAGCAAAGAGGTTTGATAATGTAGACGAGCAAGGTCTTTTGGCTTCAACAGCTATGGACATGGAAATGGTTGAGAATCAAGTTCTTAGAAGAATGGCGAAGGTTCGTGACGAGGACTTTGAGAACTACATTGTAACCTACAGCAAGCATTATGACCTTTCTAGTGCCGATGAAATATTCTCAGATATTACAGAGGGTATGCAATACAAGGCATTGCCTCTACCATTGCTTGTCAAGCTAACAGCAGAGTACATGAGAAAACGATCCATGCCTCAAGAAGATATTGATGATGTAATGAATTATTTTGAGGAATTTGGTATGCCAAAAAGTTCTGGAGATTTACGTAATTTATTGGATATATTACCAACAGAAGAACT